AATAAAATGTCAAAACAAGGATTTGTAAGCATACACGGTAAAGAATATGAAACAGTAGCAAGCCGTGTCAATCGTTTCCGTGAGAAATATCCGGAGTACACTATTAAAACAACAATCATTAAAATTGATGCTGACGAATGTATTGTTGAAGCTGGCATCTTAAATGAAGAATCTCGTTTAATTGCTAACGGTCATGCTCAAGAGTTTAGAGCTAATAGCCAAATCAATAAAACATCTTACGTTGAGAATTGTGAAACATCAGCAATTGGTCGTGCATTGGCATCGTTTGGTATTGGCGGTACTGAGTTTGCATCTGCAAATGAAGTAGTCAATGCAATACATCAACAAAATGCACCAGTTAAACTTGAGCCTGTAGAGTTCTATGTTGCTAAAATTCGTGCAGCTAAAACAATGACTGAATTAACTTCATTATTTAATACTGTTACGCTACAGACTAAATCTAACCCAAGCTATCTACCAATAATTAGATCGGCAGCTAGCGAAATGAAATCAATTATGGAGGCAGCATGATTATTAAATCACTATACGGATTAAAGCCACCTAGCCAAAAAGAGATGGCAGACCGTGATGCTAAGATAGCAAAGGCTCTAAAAGATTTAGGTCACAAGTGGCTACTTTCAAAACCAATGCCGAGGATTAGATAATGCAAGGTACAGAAGAATGGTTTGAGTCACGCATTGGCAAGGTAACAGCCAGTCGTGTTGCAGACGTGTTAGCCACTATTAAAACAGGTGAGTCTGCTAGTCGTAAGAACTACCGCATGGAGCTTGTATGTCAACGTCTAACAGGTCAACGTGAGGAAGGCTTTACTAACTCACACATGGAGCGAGGCATTGAACTTGAGCCACTAGCAAGAGCAGCGTACGAATTTAAGCAAGGTGTTACGGTAGTAGAGGTGGTCTTTATTGACCACCCAAGCATTGCGATGTCCGGTGCTAGTCCAGATGGGGTAGTAGGTGATGGTCTAGTGGAGATTAAATGCCCTACGGCAGCCAACCATGCAGATACGTTATTATCAGGCAAAGCACCTGCAAAATACATACCGCAAATGCAATGGCAGATGGCTTGTACCGGTGCTAAGTGGTGTGACTTTGTAAGTTATTGCCCAGCACTAGGCGATAACCTAGCATTGTTTGTAGTACGTGTGGATCGTGATGACGAGTACATCGCTGAAACAGAGAAGGCAGTAGAATTATTTTTAACAGAAGTATCAGACTTAACAACTAAACTAAAGGAACTAAAATGAATAATCTAAATGCAACAGGTCGCTTAGGACAAGATGCAAAATTAAGTTACACGGCAAACCAAGATGCAATCTGCAACTTTTCGCTATCATTAACTGCCGGTTATGGTGATAAAGCCACGACCACATGGTTGAACTGTAATCTTTGGGGAAAACGTGCAGAAATACTTGCGCCAATGCTTCTAAAAGGCACACAAATAGGTGTTACAGGCGAGATTAGCCTTCGCCCTTACAAAGGCAAGGATGGCACAGAGAAATCAAGCCTAGAGTGCCGTGTTGGTGATGTAACTTTGCTAGGTGGAAAATCTGAAGGTGGTGCAACTAAACCAGCAGCAAAGGCTGACCCAATGGAAGACTTAGAAAGTAATATTCCGTTTTAGCATACAAGGTCGTGTTATGAAACTTAAATGGCACGACCTTCTTTTGAAACCAATAAATTTATGGAGTTTACCTATGTCTAGCAATCCTGTAACTGGAGATAGCCTAGTAAGTAAGATTGGCAGCAAAGAACAAAAGCAAAAGTTTGATGAAGGATTTGACCGTATCTTTAAAAAGAAAGACCCAATATGTAATGTGTGTGGCAAGACTTTAAGCACTACGAAAGAGTGTGCTTGGACTGGTTGCCAGCTTAACTGGGATGAAGAAAATATTGATATTAATCGTGGTGAATTACTATGAAAATAGCAATTGAGATTGATGATAACAACGTCATTGCTGATATGCTTGACACGATGGTGTTGTCGCACCTAAAGACGTGTAAGCAGAATATCATTGAATGGCAAGCTACTAATGAAGAAGACATTAAACACGACAAGAAGGTAGTAAAAGCACTTAACGTACTCATTGAATATTATGGAGGATGCAATGCCGTGCAATAATAATTGTAATCAAGGTCGTAACTGCGACTGCAAGAAAGATTCAAGTGTAGATAGAGCCACCGTAGTTGTAGCAACGTTGCTACTTATCTGTATTATTTCCATTGGATTTGGGTTATACAAACTAATGCATGGAAACAAAGGGCAAGAGTGCGCTGTGACTTTGCAGTTCAAAGATAACGTTAAGGCAACTTATATAGGGAGAAGTGTATGACTAAAGACGAAGCATTAAAGATGGCGATTGAATCGTTGGAAACTGCGGAAGTACAATCAGAATACGATGGGCTATCTGATATGATTTTTAAAGCAATAAATGCCTGTAAAGAAGCACTAGAACAACCAGCATGGCAAGGATTAACGGATAAAGAAGATAATGCAATCATTAAAAAGATTTGGATATGGGGCAATGATTTCCCTTATGAAAAATACAGAATTGCTATTGAACAAGCATTAAAGGATAAGAATTCAGTTTAATCGCTACTATATTGCAAAGTGGTTCAATAAAGTCGGTTTGGCGGATGTTTGAGTTTAATTTTATGCGTAAGTCTACACTTTTAGTTTAGTTTTGAACTAAAACCTGTTACTTATCGGCAACATAACTGACAGATTGTAAACTATAGGATACAGATATGAAAATAGAATTGATAGGCGATATAAAAGATCACCCAGATGGTAGCGGTATTGCGGAGCTAAACATAGACGAAGAAGGTAAGATGTACTTGATGCAGCTAGGCTTTGAAGTTTTGCTTATGCGAGGCATTGAGGCAATGAAAGAAAAGTATGCTGATATACCGACCTTATAAACTGCCTACTGGTAAACCTAACTTTGATGGTCGCATGAGGCGATTTAAATCGTTTAGCAGTAAAAGTAGAGCATTAATTAATTACATTAAAAGAAGGCGAAAATGTACACGTTAGACTACATCTCGTGTTACAAAGAGGCTTTTATACTAGGTATTGTGGTAGGGTTAATTATATCTACATACTATTCTAAATATGTATATAATAAACAAAAACATAGGAATAAATATGGTAACTCCAATAGATGACAAGTTAGCCCAGTATGCTACTAACCGACAATGGGAATACTACTCAAAGTCTTGTGAGCTAGGGTCTAATCGTGCAGCAGCCAAGTTCTTTAATGTAACTGCTACGGTAGTTGATGTTGCCGTTAGAGGCTTAAAAGCTAAAGCAGCACTAGCCGGCTACTCGCCTAATCACGACATGACTAGAGTAGCACCAGAGCCGTTTATAGTTCGTGGTGTGTCTACCTATTACAATGCTGAAGGTAAGGCTAGTGGGCAATGGGTTAAGAGCCGGATTGATGACAACAAGATGCAGGAGCTTATGCTTCAAGCTGTTGAGGCAATGAAGGAAGAAATACCTCGCATCTCAATGACAGATCCTCCACCGCTAGGCAATGATAATCTGCTTAACTGCTACGTGATTACCGATTACCACATGGGTATGCTTGCTTGGGATGAAGAATGCGGTGAGAACTGGGATGTAAAGATAGCAGAAGAATTAATTATTAAATGGTTTGCTCAAGCAATACAGCAATCACCTAATGCTAATCAAGCCGTATTTGCCCAGCTATCAGACTTCCTACACTTTGATGGTATGGATGCAGTAACACCAGCATCTAAACATCTGCTAGACGTAGACTCACGATTCTCAAAATTAGTTCGGTCATCTATACGTGTATTGCGAACAGTAATTGATATGCTGTTACAGAAACACCAAAACTTGCACATTATCATGGCTGATGCTAACCATGATCCAGTTAGTCAGATTTGGTTACGTGAATGGTTTAGCGTTATGTACGAGAATGAGCCAAGAGTAACAGTAGATACATCACCTAACCCATACAATGCGTTTGAGTTTGGTAAGACAGCGTTATTCTTTCATCATGGTCACAAGCGCAGAGTTCACAATGTTAGCGAGGTATTTGCTGGACAGTTCCGTGAGATGTTTGGTCGCACCAAGTATGCATATGCCCATACCGGTCATTTGCATCATATAGACGTTAAAGAAAACAACCTAATGATAGTAGAGCAGCACCGTACACTAGCACCTGCTGATGCTTATTCTGCACGTGGTGGATGGCTAACTGGTCGTGATGCTAAAGTTATAACATACGACAAGCGTTATGGTGAAGTATCTAGGCTAACAATTAATTCAGATATGCTTAAATAAATGACTGTGACAGATATAAACCATGATAGAAAGTTTGCCATAAGTAATGGCTTAACAACTTATCTTGGCAAAATATGTGTCCATGGTCATGCTGGAGTTAAATATACCAAAAGTGGCAAGTGTATTGTATGTGCTGCATTGCAATCAAAGTCTGACAACAAAAAAGAATATGATAAAAATAGGTATATAGATAATGTAGATGCAATTAAAGAAAACAGGCTACATTCATATTATTTAAACAAAGAAAAAGAAAATGCTTACGCTAAACTTTATGCTAAGAATCATCAAGACAAAATAAGACTGATTAAAAGTAACTATAAGTTTAAAAGAAGAGCAGTAGAAAAGACTGGTGATTCAACTAAAGATGTTGAATTATGGTTAAGTAAGCAACAAAAGATTTGTTATTGGTGTACGGAAGACTGTAATGATAACTATCACATTGACCATTATGAGCCATTATCAAAAGGTGGCAAACATACTATTGATAACTTAGTTATTGCTTGCCCAACTTGCAACTTAACAAAGAATGCCAAAGACCCATACAAGTTTGCTTTAACAAAAGGTAAATTGTTTTAGCAAAGAATATGGCGAGATAGAGCGACATACCTGCGACATTGGAATGATTACCGATTAAATAGAGCAGCCTCGTCTTTACGTCTGTTATCTAAACCTTTTAAGACTTTACCACCAGCCTTGTTATACTTGAGTAGACTTTGTATAGCCGTAATTTTATCCCCACGTAGAAGCGCTTGACGGATGGTTGAGCGCTGAAATGTGCCAAGACCAAGATTAAAGCAAAAGCTAAGAATAGCATCGTATTCATTCTGTGAAAGTCGTATAGGTAGATAACGGGCAAGCCCTCGTTCAAATCGTGCGACATCCTTAGCCAATAATGCGTCAACTTCTTCCTCACTCCATCTGCGATTGTCTTCAGGGTTTAATGCCCATGCTTTACGTCTAGCCATGCCTTCTATGCTAGATGGTATTTTAGCCTGTTCTGGGTACATTACGCTACCAACACCAATAGTCCAGAGTTTAGCCGGACATTGGTATGGTTTGTATCTCACACCTTCATGGTGCTTCAACATTTTAATTAGTTCTTTACTTGCCTTCACGATGCTTTTCCCATTGACGAGAACCAAAGTAGAAGCCAATTATACTGGACACTATAGCCATTTCGTCATCAGAAAATACTAATCCCATTGCTGTTGTAAACTCTACACCAGTATAGATAGCCCAGCCAAGACC